GGACAATCAAACTTGGGAGGAGAAGCAATGCACTTGGCCAGGGACGGGGTCTGCGGTCAGCGTTTAAAGCGAGGGCGTTGTTGAATGAAAAGCACACCGCTGTGGTTTCCCTTCCTTTTATTCCGGATTCAAATGACCCGATCGTCGAGGGTTCAACCAACACGATGCAAGCGTTCCGCTTGACGACCGATGACTTGTTTAGCTATGCACCGCGTATTGGTGACGCGCTCAAATACAACAACGCGCGTCTCATAATGTGTATGATTTCTTCAGTGGCATCAGCTAGCTTGTCGACGGTTGGTAATCATGCCGCTTGGGCCCTCTTCGATCAACAATATGCATCTTGGCCTGAAACTGGTTCAACCGCTGAAAATGATGCCGCGATCGAGACTGTGTTGACGGTCATGCAGCAAACGGGACAATTTAAACTAGGTAGTGCGACGACGAGGCTGGAATTCCCTGTATCAATTCCTCGCAACATTAAATCATTCAATTTCCAGGACGTCGAGCCAGTCGCTGAAGGAGATGTTTATGATCCGACGACTGTAATGAAGATCGTTCGCATCTTCCCGAAAGGCGCGCCGCCCGTAACGAACGTCAACATCGAAGTTGAATTTAGTGGTTTGAGCGGCATAAATACGCCCAACGCACCATTCAAGCATCCGGCACAATTTGATGTCTTGTACAACGTCGACAATGTCAACTTAGAATGGATGCGTAAAGCTTTTGATGACCTCGCGAGACCTACACCTTATGATACGCCTAATGACATCAATTGGCGTGATGGTTTATTCATGTTGGCAATCGGCCCGCAGAAACAACTTTATAAATTTGATAACAAGGACGACATTCTAATTAATTCGGGTTGGCAGAAAATATTATTTCCGAATCGTACCGACAGCGGCAAATTGGAGTCACGGCTCAGCCAAGTTTGTTGCGACAAAATCGCCGACCCTCGACTGGCTGATAGTGAATTCTATTACGCGCATGCTCCTAAAGCCAATTGGTTCTTTGATAATACAACCATCGCCGGCGGCATTTATGTTCGTGCCGACAATGCCTTGAGCGTTCACCAACGCGAGGCACGTCAAATTTTAGCAGAAGTTGTGAACGATCATGGAATGAACGTCTATGTCGGTCAGAAGCCGGTTGAAGTGCAGTAAATAGTAAACATTTAATTACGATGAAGGTCACATTTGAAGGTAGCCGCGCAGAGATTCTTGACTTGATTTTCCTTGTTCGACGTCAAAACTTTAACCTGAGAGAAGATGCCCAAAACGTCCCGGCCGATTCGGAACCGCAATGCAAACTCTGCAAGGCGGGGAAATTCTCGAGCTATCGCAACTACGAACAACACCTCAGCAATAAACACAACGCGTCTCTTGACACTATTGGGCCAGTGGACCAAGAAAACAGTGATGAACAAATTAAGGCGCTCGCCGCGCAGCTCCAGCAGATGGTGAACCAACTTGTCGG